CACCGGAACTAAAGTAGATTCCTTTTTGGATGATTATTATTATCGTGTTCATATATCACCTGCATTAACAGCATTTGGACCGATAGTAAGTCCTACCGAGGAAACTTTTATGTTGTGGAATGCTTGGTTTGTTACTAAGTCCTGTTCTGCGGTTAATGAGTCTCATCCTTCTGAATACAGCCTTGACCCAGTGGCAGGGACTTTTGGTTTAAATGCGTTAGAAATGAAAACATATACTGTGTCTGTAGATACTGAAGGCTCTTTAGAATTTGAAGCCACAATAACATTTACTACTGGTTCTGAAACAGTAATCGAAACAATAACAGGAACAAGAGTTGCATCTTTTACTTTTGTTCCTAAATTTTCGATGATAGAAAATTTAGAATGGTTGACTGACATATTAAAATCTATTGATGGTAGTGAACAACGATTAGCTCTAAGAAAAACACCACGACAGCATTATAGATTTAATTGTGTTATACCAAATGAACAACAACAAGCTGCTCTTGAAGCAATTATGTTTGCGTGGACTAAAAGACTGTGGGGCATACCTGTATGGGGTGAATTGGTATTACATAGTGCTGTTATAAATGTAAATGATACAACGATTAGTTTTGATACTCAATATGCAGACTTTAGAGATTCTTCATATGCAATTATTTGGCAGGATTATGATTCTTATGAAGTTGTAAAAATAGCAACAGTTGATGCAGATAAGTTAAATCTTGAAAAACCTGTGTTGAATGAATGGACTGGCAGTAAATTTATTATGCCGTTCAGAATAGGATATATGAATGGAAATCCAACTTTGTCATATGATGCTGATGAGTTTGGTATTTTCACTTGTGGTTTTATTATTCGATATAATGAATTAATAGAAGACTTCACACCATCAGGAGACGGTGTTTATGATGGCTATCCTGTATTGGATGCTACACTGGAAGGAAGTGGTTTGGAGTTATCTACTAATCCTGATATGAAGTCAATAGATTTTGGCATGTCTGATTTTAGTTTGGTCTCAGACAGCGATTTTAATACATACGTTCAAAAGCATGTGTTTCGTTATGCCACCAAAAGTGATATTTGGGAATTTAGAGGTTTGTTACACTACCTATATGGACGTCAAGGCATTTGTTGGATAATAACAGATAAGGATGATTTTGAACAAACGCAAACTTTAGGAGCAGCAGTCACAGAACTTATTGTGACTAATGTGGGATGGGCACAGTATATGGGTTTGAACACTTTGAGAACTCACATTGCTTTTATATTCCCGGATGGTACAAAATACTATCGTGAGATAACAGGCATTACAGAATCAGGCGATGAAGAAATCATAGGACTGTCCTCAGCTTTGGGTGTGGAGGTAGCTGTTGGTGATTGTAATATATGCATGATGGATAAATGCAGATTAACAGACGATAAAGTAGAAATTGAATGGCAAGAACCAAACACAATAATCTCCAGAATAAATTTTACTAAGGTAAAAGCATGACTTATGCTGATTATGAAAGTTCTGTTGATGAAGCACAACCAGTAGAGCTTTATGATATTTACACTTCAGATGGTGTTCATTATCGTAAACATACAGGCGATGATGATATTACTTATTTGAGTAATGTCTATTCCAAAGGAATAGTAGATAGAACTGAAATAATAATAGGTGGTGAAATTGAAGATGATAATGCAGTGACTATCAAATTAAATAGAGGAGATAGTTTTGCAGTTTTATTTGTTGGTGCTCCAATAGATGCTTTGGTGTTTTTGAATATTTATAGGCAATATAATACAGACTATTCTAAATTGTGGAGTGGCTATCTGACGCATGTTGGATTTGATAAAAAGGGAATGCCTATTTGTAGATTTGAAAACATATTAACCAGCAGCATAAGAATGGGACGCCGGAGACGATGTAGTAGATTATGTAATTATTCTTTGTATTGTTCAGGGTGTAATGTAAATCAGGAATTATATAAAGTCACGGGAACAATAACTAACATATCAGGATTAGTTATCACGAGTTCTCAATTTGCTACTGAATCTGACGGGTATTGGGTAGGTGGTAAAATACGAGTAGGCACGGCATACAGATTAATAACAGCACATACAACAAATACAATCACAATAGATAGATTGTTTGTAGATGCTGAAATAGGTGATTCTTTTACAGCTTATGCAGGATGCTTTCATACACCTACTGTATGCCTTGTTAAATTTGGTAATAAAATAAATTTCGGTGGAAATGAATTTCTGCCTATGGAAAATCCTTTTGTGAAAAGTGTAATATTATGACAATAAATGTGCTGGCTCTTTTTGGTATTGATGATGCATTGCTGTGGTCTTGGTTTCTTGCCACAACAATTGCCACAGGAATTGCTTTTGCTATGAGTCAGTTATCTCAAAAAACACCGAAGGTAAGAAATGCAGAACCAGACAGTTATAATGTACCAACTCAAAGGGAAGGTGTAAAATATCCTATCGGTTTTGGAACTAATTGGTTTGAAGCTCCTGTTGTTGATTGGTGGGGTAATTTATTAGTTGACCCTATTTGGCGTAATTATAAAGTCAAGAAATGGTTTAATGGTAAACGAGTATGGTACATAGTAGGTTATCATTATGGTGTGAGTATGAATCTTCATATAGCTCAAGGAGTGTATGATGGAGTGAAACAAATTAAAGTAGGTGATAATATAGCATGGCCTGATTCAAGCGATATTACTGTTTGGAATGCCGATGGAGCGGCATCCGCAGTAATAAATGAACCAAGTTTGTTTGGTGGTGAAGATAGAGAAGGAGGTGTTGTAGGGACTGTTCGTTTTCGTTATGGAGAATCTACACAAGCTGTAGATTCTCATTTGAGTGCTCAACTTGGCAGTGATATATCAGCGAATAGAGGAATTACTTCTGCTTTATTAGTAGGTGTTAGATGTGGAACGTCTCCATATCTAAAAAAATGGAAATTACTGTTGAAACGGACAGATATATTAGCAGATGGCACAACACAATGGTATCCAGCAAAAGCTGATATTAATAATAACTTAAATGCTGCTCATATTTTGCACGAGTGTTTGACTAATACAGAATGGGGGATGAAAATTTCATCAGCATTGTTACCATCAGCTACTTGGAAGGGTGTTGCAGATACTTTGTACGATGAAAGTTTTGGGTTGAGCATGAAATGGGAGGATGAAAATCAAACATTAAAACAATTTGTACAAGATGTTTTGAGACATATAAATGGAAAACTTTATCAAGACCTAACAACTGGAGAAATTATAATCAAGCTCATCCGAGACGATTATGTTATTGGGAGTCTTGATGTTTATGATAATAGTGACATATTAGAAATTACTGACTACGGTCGTGGCACTGTTTATGAAACTATTAATTCACTACAACTCAAGTATTGGAATACTGTATATAATCAACCAGTGTCTATTCCCGACCATAACATAGCACTCATGGATATGCAGGAGGGCAAGGGAATAGAACATTCTGTAGAATATTTAGGTATTAATGATGATAATTTAGCAGGCACGATAGTAGCAAGGGAACGTCAGCAATTAGGTTCGTTTCCAGTGTTTATGAAAATAAAAGCTAAAAGAACAATGGCGATACTTAGGCCGGGAGATGTTTTCAAACTAACATGGCCACTTCTGGGTATTGTTGAAATGGTTGTTAGAGTTGAAAAAGTAAATATCGGAACACTTAAAGATAACTATATAAAATTAGATTGTATGCAAGATGTATTTAGTATTCAAACAGCTTTGTACTCACCACCACCAACAAGTGAATGGACAGACCCGCGTAATGTGGCTGTAGATGTAACATATCACACCTTAGCAGAGGCAACATTCTGGGACATATACTTAGATGGTGGTTTGAGTGCTGCTCTTGCCTTAGATGATGATACTGGTTTCTTGCTTGCCGCAGCTAAAAAAACTTCCAGTGATGCTTATGATTATGAATTGCATATGAGAGTGAGTCCAACGGATGATTTTGTTTTAGATGGTAAAGGTCATTTTACTCCAAATGGAACTTTAGATGCTCAATTATTATTAAATGCTACTGATGTAACAATTACCATGTCAGATGTGGATAGTTTGTTAGATGTAGAAGTTGGAAGTTGGTGTTTAATAGAGGATGAAATTTGTAAGGTTTTATCTGTCACAGTCGCAAGTAATCAAGTGCAGATTGCAAGAGGTTGTTTAGATACAGTACCAGCTGCACATGCTGCTTCTACACGAGTATGGTTCATAGATACATTATCTTACATTGTAGGCAGGGAATTTACAACAACAGACCAGCCCGGAGTGAAATTCCTGCCACGGACAGGTCTTGGACAATTGGATATTGGCTCAGCTACTGCACACAATGCAAGTGCTATGAACAGTCGTATGATTCGTCCATATCCTCCGGGTAATGTAAAGATAGACGGTTCCAGTTACCCAACAAGCTTTTCAGGACAACCAACAATTACATGGAATCATAGAGATAGAACAGAACAGATTGTTGAAATAATTGAGCATGACGATTCTACAGATTATGGGCCGGAAGCAGGTACTACTTACACATTAAAAATTTATGATGAGAATGATGTTTTAGTTAGAACCGAAACAGGACTGTCAGGTAAAACATATACTTATTCCGAAGAAGATGAAATTGATGATTGTGGTATTGAATCAGGTGGAGCATTAAATACTCAATTGCGGTTTGTTCTTTATTCTGTAAGGGATGGTTATGACAGTTGGCAGGAATATGATATAACAGTAGCAAGAGTATAATAGGGATTGATATGAATAATGGAAAGGACATTTATATCGTCGGTGGAGGACCAAGCCTCAAAAAATTCAATTTTGAGCGGTTAAAAAACAAGACAACAATAGCAACTAACATGGCTATTTTTGATGTTCCTGAAGCAGATTATTTTATCACTGTTGATTATACTTTTTTGAAAAAGATGGGCAGTTTAACAGGTAAGTTTCTATCAAATAAAAGTTCCAAATTTTTCATTGTTAATTTAGCTAATAATTATCTCAAAGAAAGCAATGGCAATATTACAGATAATCGTTTTAATTGGGTTTATGATTTGTCTTTGTTTGATATAATCATAAAGTCCAGACAAGCATGCGGTTTTGGTTTTAGTTTTAATGACTTTCGTTCGGGTACAAATTCAGGGTATTGTGCCATTCAATTGGCAATCCTTATGGGTTATACCAGAATTCATTTATTAGGTATTGATTTGACAGTAAGGGTAAGAACACATTATCATAGGAAGTATAGAAACAACCCTAAATTTGCAAGAGCATTAAATACGTATGTTTCTTATTTTATTAGCGGTATTGAACAGTTGAAAACATCTGGCGTTGAACTTATCAGTCGTAGTGATATTAGTTTATTAAACAAAACCATAGAACATATTCCATTAGATAGTTCATTATGAAAATTGCTTTGATATATTTACCACATCCACATCTTAAACAACCAGATGCACAAGCACCAATTGGTCTTTTGTATTTAGCTGGTGTTTTGGAAAAATCAAATGATGTTAGTGTTTGTAATTTTTCTTCTTTATCAACCAACGAAGCTATAAAACAATTGCCAAATGTTGCTGTGTATGGTATTAGTGTAACGAGTATAGAATTACCTCAAGCAAATAAATTTGCTTATTTGATTAAGCAGCGTTTTCCTAATTGTGTTGTTATATTAGGAGGACCGGGAACTTATTCAAAAGAGTTTGTTGATTGGGATGTGATTGATTCTGTGTGTATAGGAGAAGGGGAAATCACTATAAAAGAAATGTTGGAAGATATAAAAAAACAAAATCTCCAATCAGTATATTATGGAAAACCAGTTAAGGATTTGAATACAATATCTTTTCCTGCTCGTCACTATTTGAAAAAACAAGGTGGAAATATCTTTGCCTACAATAAAAAATACACCAAAGGAGAAAGTACAATTATTTTAACAAGCAGAGGATGTCCATATAAGTGCAGCTTTTGTGGCTCTCCTAAATTTACATTGTTATCTAAAGGTGTGAGGTACAGAACACCTAAGAATGTAATTGCTGAAATGAAAGAAGTAAAAGAAAAATATGGCATAACACAATTCCGTTTTTCTGATGATATGTTTACTTCAAACAAAAAAAGACTTTTGAAACTTTGCTCACTGATAAAAAAATTAGGAGTTGTCTGGAGGATAAGTTGCAGAGTAAAACCTTTTGATTATGAAATGGCTCAAGCATTGTTTGATAGTGGGTGTAAGGAAGTTTCTTTAGGAGTTGAAAGTTTTGATGATGATGTTTTGAGTGCCTTAAATAAAGATACCACTGCAGAAGATAATGCAAAGGCTCTGTGGATATGCAAGGGTGTAGGAATAACAACAAGAGTCTTATTTATGATTAGAACGCCGGGACAGACTGCTCAAACAGTAAATAAAAATATAGAATGGTTGAAAGAAGTACCCTATGACATAATAGCTTGTACATCTTTTGTTCCGATTCCTGGTTCTGATATATGGGACAATCCTGATAAATACAACATCGAGATTTTGAATAAGGATTTAGATGATTACAATTTTTATTTTTTTGGCAAGTATGGTGAGAATGAACTTAAAGATATTATTAAAATTAAAGGACGTAGTTTAGCTGATTTTAATACAGAAAGTCAACACTTTAGAAATTATCTTAAAACTACAGGAAAATTGAATGAAGGATAATAATACAGTTTTAACTCAAACTCAAAGAGAACGAGACAATGAGTTGTGTGCTTTGTGTGATGTGTCTTTGGAAGAAGTAGAGAGCAATAAAATAGCAAGTCCAAAAACCATAATGATACACAAAGGAGAAAACATACCAGCAAGTGAAGAGGCAATGTCTAATTTGTATTCCTATCCTCAACATTTAGATTGGGTAGGGTATTTAAGAACACTCATGTACACAAGTGTTTACAAACGCGGTGGTTTAATTTCTTTTCTTAAAAAACAAAAAGGAAAAAAGTGTTTAGATTATGGATGTGGCACTGCCACTCATTCTATTATACTCGGTGAAAATGGAAATGATATTAATATATTGGAAGTACAAGGTCAGATGCTTTTCTTTGCTATAAAAAGACTTCTGTTACATAACATACCTTCCAAACCATTTGAACATCAGGACATACTTCCATCTAATACATTTGATTTGGTGTTGTGTGTAGAAGTATTAGAGCACGTGCATAGTCCCAAAAGAGTAATAGAATATGGTGGTTCTATTATTCTTGGAAATAAAGTAAGAATAAGACATAACGTTATCATCAGAAGCTGCACAGGAAAAATCGTAATAGATGATAATGTTGTTATTAATTATGGTTGTATTATTCATGGTTTGGGTGGCATTACAATAGGACATCATACAATGCTCAGTCCTAATTGTCAATTGTATGCTCAAAATCATGGCCTTGCAAAAACTAAATTGTTAAGCTCACAAAAGAATATAGGCAAAGGTATTCATATAGGGTTTGATGTTTGGTTGGGAGCGAGTGTGATAGTGGTGGATGATGTTACAATAGAAAACGGTGCTGTTGTAGGAGCAGGTTCTGTTGTAACAAAAAACATACCATCTTATGAAATATGGGCTGGCAATCCAGCAAAAAAAATAGGAGTTAGAAAGTGAAAATAGTTTATTTTAGTGATAACTATACTTGGGGTGTGATGGGCACTAAACGTTCTATATTTGAAGAAATGAAAAGAAGAGGACATGACATCTTATGGTATGATAAAAAAAAGATTACAAATATTTTGAAAATAGAGCAACAACATAAACCGGAACAGATTTGGTTGGCTCATTCTGGTTTGCAATTACCTTCGTCTGTCAAAAAACAAATAAAAGCGACTGTTGTGGGATTTGGATTCAGTGACCCTTACTACTTCAAACCAACACGATTAAACAGTTATGATATGTATGTAACCAATAATTGGAAAATTCAGCAACAGTATAAAAACTTTGGTTTTATTTTTTATAATCCTACTGCTTGTGATGTTGCATTTCATAAAAATTTACACCTTCCCAAAAATACAGATATGTCTCTTATTGGCTGTGGAAGGCATCCAAGGTTTCCAAACAAAAATGAAAGAATTGATATAATTAGTAAATTAAGGATTATTTTCAAAACAAAAACAATCAAAGTGTATGGCAGACGATGGAATACACATTCTAATAACTTTTCTCATATTCAAGGACTTGAATTCTTAAATGTCATTGGTTCTTCTATTATAGGATTAGACATTCAAGCAGTACACAGTCCTTTAGCTCATAGAATGTTTGAATATTTAGCATGTGGAACACCTATTATAACACGGAGTCGTGATGAGGTTTTTTTACACCTTGAAAATGGAAAGGAAGTAATAACATATGAAACTAAATATGATTTAATTTCAAAATTAAAATACTATATGAATCATTTGGATGAGCTTGCTGATATTGCTAAAGCAGGATATATAAGAACAAGAAAAGAACATGATATTAAAAATAGAATAAATCATTTGGAAAAGGTTTTGAAATTGAAATGAAAGTAACATTGCCTTTATTTAGCTATCCCAGAAAAGAATATCATGAAAGATATGTACAGTATCTTATTAAAATATTTAGGTATGGCGGAGGAATTGTTTCTTTGAATGGTATTGATTATGATGGAAGGTTTATTTTTGAAGTAAATGGAAAAAAAGCATATATGGATTATTCCGACCATCCCAGTATAAATCCAAAAAGGGATGAGAGTATTCCATATTTCAAATTTCATTGTCATGAAAAATATTTAGCGTTACCAAATATACATCCTTTTTCTCCCACCAGTTTTTATGAATGGGAAAGGTTTAGAAGATTAGAAAAACAAATTAAATACACTGCAAAAGGATATAAGATAATAAATAAACAAAAACCTTATGGAAACGCTACAATCAGACGTAGAGAAGTTCGGAGTATATTAAAAAGAAAGTATGCAAATAATGTAGAGATAAAACCTGATTCTGAACAAGTAATTTTTTGGAAAGATATAAATGATTGTTTAGTTTCTGTTTTCGTTCCGGGAGCTTACAATTTTATGTTAGACAGAGGACATATACAGTACATGGCTTTTGGGTGTTGTACTATTAGTCCTTTTCTTAAAGATGTTCTTCCTTACAACAGAAACATAATTCCTAATATTCATTATATACAGTGCCGTGATGATTATTCAGATTTGATAAATATTATTGAGTGGTGCAAACACAACAGACAAACGTGTATTGATATAGGAGCTAACGCAAAAAAATTATTTGACCAGACTTCCAGACCATCTGTATTAGTAAAGTGGGTATTAAAATGCCTGAAATAATTGTAAGAAAATGTCGTGTTCCTAATTTGGGTGATTCAATGAATGACAATTTGCTTGAATTTATTGCCCAGAGGAAACTACCAACAATAAATCATCAGGTTAAAACTGATAAAACAGTTTTGATAGCTATTGGAAGCATTCTACAATGGGCAACACCAACAACATTGGTATGGGGTTCAGGTTTCATAACTGCCAAGTCATCTATTCATGCACAACCTAAAAAGATATGTGCTGTAAGAGGCCCATTAAGCAGAGAAAGAATTTTAACTTTGGGATTTACCTGTCCTGAAATATATGGTGACCCTGCTTTGCTTTATCCCTTGTACTATAAACCTAAAATTGCAAAAAAATATAAGCTGGGCATTGTAGCTCATTACATAGATAGGCATAGTCTTTTATTCAAGCGTTTGTTAAAAGATAAATCTATTTTAGACATTAATGTAAAAGGTAATGTGAATAAAACTGTAAATCAAATTTGCTCTTGTGAGAGAATAGTTTCCAGTTCTCTTCATGGTTTAATTGTTGCCGATGCTTATGGTATTCCTTCTGCGTGGATTAAGATAACAGACAAAGTGATAGGTGCTGGCTTTAAGTTTAGAGACTATTTTGCTTCTGTAGGCAGAACAGATATAGTTCCTTTAATTGTGAATAATAAAACAACTACTAAAGATATGTAGAGAGAAATTTTTAGAGGAAGCATTGAAATGTGTAACACAACAGATGTACAAAGATATTCAAATAATAATTTATGATGATGGTTCTGTTGATGGAACACAAAATATGATACAATGCTTTTCTTCATACTGCAATATTCCAATCTTATATAATAGGTCAGATAACAATAATGGAGTTGCTTTTGCTCGAAATAGATTATTAGAATTATGCAATACAGAGTACGCCTGTTGGTGGGATAGTGATGACTTGTGTAATATTTATCGCATACAAAAACAGATGAGACAAATTCAAAGAGGATTTGATGTGGTATTTACTGCATTTAGAAGTTTTGGGTCAGGGAGTAAACATAAAGCAATTCCAAACTGTGTAAGCATTCCCAAGAAACAAAGAACACCATACGCTTTTGCTTCTATGTTATTTAAGGCAGATAAAAATATCAAATTTAATGAAGCTAAAAAATTTGGAGGGGAGGATTGTGCATGGAGTGTTATGATGCAAAAGAATATAAAAACCAAACACATTCCAGAGATATTATATTTTGTACGTTATCATTCAAAAAGAATAGGTGTTGTTAAAAACAGAATTAGAAGACAGGATAAATCAAAAACTTATGCAGAAGTGGAGCGTAGATTATGTTCATAGTAGTTGGGTATTACACAAGAAATACTTTATATGAAGCAAGCTCAAAAGTTTTAATCAGGTCGTTAGAACGTCATGGAATACCATACTGTATTGAGGGCATAGACACTATTGGTTCATGGTACAAAAATACAGGATACAAACCTACATTCCTTTTAAGAATGATAGACAAGTTTCCTGATTGTAGTATTGTATATGTAGATGTGGACGCTGAGTTTTTAGCTTATCCAAAGTTATTTGATAACTGGTCAACTTTGACTCATGTTAATGTTGGTGTTTATGTTTTTGATAGAAGTAATTATAGACGGAGTGCAAAAGGAAAAGAAGTATTAAGCGGTACTATCTTTTTGAATAACAATAAAGAGGTTCGTAATATATTATTAAAATGGCAAAAATTACAAAATTCAAAACCAAACACATGGGACCAAAAAAATCTTGAACACGTGTTAAATGGAAGGTTCTCTTTATTGCCGCCTGAGTACTGTAAAATATTTGACAGAATGGAAAAAGTAACAGAGCCTGTTATAGTTCATTACCAGCATAGCAGGAAAGTGAAGAATAAACATAAGCCATTATCAATAACACAGAAAGTACAATAGCTAAAAAGCCCGTTGGGAAACTGTCCTTTCCATGTATTTTATGCAGTAAAAACCCAACGGGCCTTTTTTCTGCTCCTATTTACTTGTTATACATACTGAATAAGCTTGTTACCTTTAGCTGTAAGCTGTTAAAATTAAAATTTAGTATAATTATGTACCTAAAACGTTTTAACGTCTTAAAAACGATTTATGAGCTTTTTTATAAGAGAGTGAAGGGATGTTTTTTTCATATTCCTAAACTGGTTGTGTGAATTGTTACTGGATGCTTTAGATTTTCAAGACAAAGAGGTATCATCCATTTTATATCATTCATACAATCAGTTAAACTCGACAGGTCACTTAATAAAACCACTTTCGTTTTTTGCTTCGATAGTTTTAGATTCAGTGTGCTATATGTCGTGGCGTTTTGTATAAAAATAAATACAGTACCACCCGGACATATCATAGTAATACGAGGAGTCCATACACATGCATAAGACATGCCTACTTCTTCATGGGCTTCCCTTATCATGGAATGGTTTGGTTCTTCATTCTCAATAACATGACCTCCTATACCATTCCATCTTTTTTCCATCCAAGGACAAGAAGCCTGTTATAGCAACACACTCTTGTTTTTTCTATTAAAAATAAAACCTAAAACATAATGTTCTCGTTTCATAACTCAACTACCTTTCCTATCATAAATTCAGGTTCATGCGTAACGATTAAAAACTGAACACCAAAATCTTTTGCTAATTTATATATCATATTTTTTACTGCTGGTCTGTATTTTTTAGAGACATGATGAAATGGTTCATCCATTACAATAAGTTTTCTTTGTTTTGGTTTGGTAGCTATTATGCAAGCCATTCGTAAAACAAAGGCAGCTACATTAATTACTCCTCCTGAATCCTCGTCTGTTGGTTTCTCTATTGCCACTCCATTTTTAATCAGGATTAAATTAGCTTCTGTTGTACCACGTTTGCGTACAATCTTTATTTGAAAGTCATAAACATCATCTGTAAATACAGAATGCAAGCAAGAAGTAACCACACCAGCAATCCGAGCATGTGCTTGTTGTTGAATAGTTTGAGCAACAACTTGAGCTTTGGACCATATTATGTTTACATCCTTCAAATACCTGTGAGCTTTTTTATAAGCTTTGCGTTCTCGTTTCAGTGATTCTTCTGCGGAGAATACTTGTTGGTTTAATTGGTCTATTTGATATTGTATTGTTTCAAGATTCAAGTTGGTCTTTCCATTTTCTTTCAAACTTTTTCAATTTGATAGTAGCTTTATTGTGTAGTTTTTTAACTTTAGATTTCAAACGAGACAGCAAAGCAACACCATCATTAATAGTTTCACAGTTAAACTTCTGAGCTAAATCTTCTTTGGCATGTTCCAAAGCACCTTCGGCCATATCTACTTGACGTCGGGCTTTGTCAACTTGTTTACGGTACTGAAGAACTTTATCAAGATTGCTCATTTTTTATTTTCCATAGCACTTAATAATATTTTCTTTTGTTGTTTTGAAGCATTGATGAGTAATTGTCGGAAAGAACTTTCTACATCTAACATATCCTGTCCCAATTTACCAAGAGATTTAAGGAGTCCTGATATATCTACGTTTGTTATGCTTTGTGCCGATTCCATTTCTTTGGCATCTTCAATGTCTAAATATTTGTCTTTTGAAATATCTAATTTATATCTCAGCACTTCACCATGTTCACGGAGTAGCCAAATACTTGGATGCCATTGCAGGTCTGTTGATTTCCTGCGTATGATACTACCACAGTTAATGAACAGAGTGTCTGCTATGGATGTACGGAAAGGAATATGGTTGTCACCACTAAAGATACAATTGTAATTTCTAAATTCAGTACGTGCAGAACCTATGCGTTCATATTCATTTATCTGACCTTTATGACGAGCTATGGGAATCCAATTATACTGATGAATGATTGCTATTTTAAGTTTTGAAAATTGACCACTCACTTTGAAAGGAGTACATTGTTGTCCGTAGTTAAATCCTTTTATCCATAATTCAGATGTTTGTAAACCAGAAGGTACCGGACATATAACATGAGACATTACTAATGTTTGATAAGCGGACCTGTGGATTTGTTGAATATCATGTTCTGGTAAGTCGTGTTGTCCTGCAATACAATACATGGGAGGCATATTATCTATGAGCCAATTGATTAGTTCGGGAGGACTGTTCCATCGGTCACATATATCACCACAGCAAAACACAGGACATTTATGTGCTTTTTGTATTTCTTTTATTTCATCAAGCGGTCTTTTCATTGCTGCAAACCAGTCAGGTTCGGCAGAACGTAGTGGTGGTGGGTTGAGTGAAAAATGTGGGTCACTAAAAAATATTCCTATTATTTTACTTTTCATTTTGGCACCTTTATTGTTTGAGTGTATATAGTATCTACAGGATAATTTTTTGCTGATGGCATCTCACATAAATAAATGGGAAGTCCTATAAGGTCTTTATCTGGATGTTTTGTAATAACCCAAATTTTGTGTTCTTTGTGCGTGTGTTCTTTAGAACGAATAACAACTTTACATTCTGTTTCTTCTATAATTTTCATGTTATTTTTAGACATAACGGACACCTTTTACCAAATGCTTTTTTATAGTTTAATTCTGCTGTTTTCAAATTCTTTTTGTTAGTTATTAAATTTTGTTTAGCTTCTTTTATATTGTCTAAAGCAACGGATAAATCTTCAATCTGTTCTTCTATATTTATTATCGTATCGTGTAAAGATTCTAATGTTTGTAATTCTTGTTCTTGTGTTTCATTACTCGATTGTAATTTATCCACAACAGCTTGCTGCTTTGTTATTTCATTAATCAAATTTTTTAGCTGTTCTACTTGTGTTTCATATTTGGTAGTTTTTTCATCTAATGAACATATTACTCCCCATTCTTGTTTCAGTTCTTCTACAAAAGATAATTCAGCAGCTTGTTGTTTGGCTTCTTTCCTGCGGTCTTTACACACACTTAATATAGATTTAGCAGAACGTGCTTCCGATTGTAAATTGGAAAGTGTTCTATCAATTAAATCAAGATTTACTATTTGGTTTAATCGTTTGCTAACTTGTCCCGGAGTCAAAGCAAACCAAAACAAAGGACCTTCACCATGCGGCATTTCCTGTTGTTTTTGGAAGTTTATATTTGTGAGATTAAATAACTTAGATACTGAGTCAGGTACTTTGCTACCAAAAGCTTCCATCTTCCTGTCATCTACATAGTAGGCATTGATACTTTTACTTCGTTCTTTTTTGATTTTATGTTTACCTATGCGAACAGTGACTGTGGATTTCTTAGTTCCCCATTTAATATGATTGGTGCCAGCAGGTTGATTTAATGCTATCCATCGAAGTGCTCTTAATATCCAGCTTTTTCCTGTGTAGCTTTCTCCTGTAATACAAGTCACATAACGGTCAAGTTTTATAAAAACTTTTTTGTTACTTCCAAAATTGCGAATGGAAATACTATTAATCATACTGTTTTATATTGTCCTTCTCGTAGTGTTATTCTGTTACCATCATCTAATTTAACATGAATAGAACCTTGATTATTAAATACACAAGCTAATTTATCCATGTTTTCAACATCTTCTATCGTTCCACAATGTCCTGCGTACATGTGATTTGAGATGACTTTTATTCTTTGTCCTCTTTTTATTGGAGGAACGAAGTCTTTGTTTTTCTTTGTGTTTTTTGTCATTGTTAAATTCCTCTAACAAATTCCAACGCTCACCTAATTCTATAAGACTACTGGTGCCAAACATCAGTTTGCGAATTTCATTCATTTTTTCTGTCATTTGAAGGTACACATCACCATAGACCTGCCAGCCCACTGGAGCAAGTCGTGCTACTATTTCACAACGGGTATGTTCTTCTATTAGTTCGTAAAGTTTTATTCGTTCTTCACAATTCATATTCATTAACTAATTCAATTATATTTTTTGGTGTTATTATTTTCAAAAAAGAATCAAAAGTGATGCCTGTTATTTTTAATCTCATACCTCGTTTCTTGTTTTTATTTTTTATTTTTGTTTTGTCCAACTTCATTCGAAATATTAAGGACATAAAAGGTTCGAATATTTCTTGTGATTGTTCTTCTAATTGAATAAACAAACTCAAAGGCATGAATACCATAATTTGTCTGCCGCGTCTGCGAGCTATTAACAACCAGTCGAAAGATTGTGATTCTAAACTGGATGAACGTGCTTGTTTTATGAATTGTTCGTACAAAGGATTATGACGTGACTCTTTGTCAAGTAAATCTGCAATAGATGCTGAAGCATAGCCATCCTTGCATTCAATCACACACAAGTCTATTAATGGTTGTCCTATTGGGTCTGCTGCCTGTATATCTCCATACTGACCAAAGGTGGTTTTGTTTTTTTTACTGCGTTGAGTAGCACGTCCTCCGGAAGAAGCTGTGCGAGCAAATACATCATCCCTTTTGCCTTTCGTCCACCACAGAGATAATTTTTTACATATCAAACGTTCAAAAGCACCACCTTTGTTTTTACCTCTGCCTTTTTTACTTTTTACTTTTTTTGCCATGTCTATTTCTCCTATTTCTAAAATCATGATTAATTAATGTTTTGAATCCTAATTTTTTACAAACATTATGCCATTCTTGCTTACTTATATTATCGTTGGTCAAACTCATTTTTTTAGTACCTTCATATGGCAGTTTGACGAGTGGATAATTAGTATCAAATATAATTTTGGATTCTGGAGAATCTAATGTTTTGTAAGCTTTGCTCGTTTTTTTTAACTCTTCACGTATCCATCGCAATGCTGTCTTCTCTCCTATACCGGGAAGTCCTTTTATATTATCAGTAGAACATCCAGCAAGTGCTTTAACAACACACCATTCATGTGGTGCTATTCCATATTGTTTATAGAAATGTTGGGATGTCATGATGTGTTTCTTATGGGGATTGTAAACACATATTCTGCTTTTACGGATGCATTGAAATAAATCCTCATCACTTGTAACAATAATAACATCTTTGTTTTTTTGTCCTAATTCATAAGCAAGTTTAGCGAGCAGGTCATCACTTTCATAGCCATTTTGAATAAATATATTATTGAATCCTATTTGTGGTAGATAGGATGTTCTTAATAATTTAATTTGTTTATGAAAATCTGACTCCAATTGTATTTCTTCTTTGGTCATTGGTAGTCTGTTTTTGCGATTAGCTTTATATTTTGGATATGCTTCTTCACGTTTGCTGTGTTTAGAGTCAAAACAAAAAGCAATATTAGATGTACTGAATTGTTTTTGAAGTTGTAATATAGTATAAAGGAATCCGTAAATAACTCCCGTAGCTTTGCCATCGTGTATTAAATTACTCATAGACCAACGTGCTCTATGGCATAAATAATTGCTATCTATCAACAACCACGTGTTTTTCATTCTTTACATTGTCCTTTCTTGTCTGGGATAACAAAGCTACTCAAGCCATGTCTTTTGCCAAAAGCACCACATACACTACAACGATAACGGTCATAACCTCCTTTTTCTGTTACCAGACTATACTTTGCCCATGTATGTGATTTATTTTTATTTATAGGAATTGCTGCTATAAGTTGTCTTGCTTTTTCTCCCGGCTTCAATGTATCATTAAATTGTTGTATGCATTCTTCAGGAGTGGTTTCTAATTCTGCTTCTTCAATCCACTCTATGTCAGGTCTATGTCAGGGTCAATTTCATCATCTTTATATTGAACTATTAATCTCCATTCTCGTTTCATTATTTTTTCTCCCAACAAGAGCAGTAATGTCCATCATTTTTGTTCATAAATGCTTTGGAACAAACAGTGGGCATGCTGTCTGGCACTTTATTATGGAATATCCATATACATCGTAATCTTTCTTTACCTTCAATTGTTTTATGCTCACTACTGCATTCCAGAGCATCCGACCATTTACATGTACCACAACACTTATTCATATCTTGGTTTCCTTTTAAGACTGCACGCTTCTTCGATTTCATCCCATACATCTGAAACATATTCTTGAATGTCACGTTCCAAATCATTCTTTTCAATAAAGCGTATTATTTTTTCTCTGTTTCCTTTTATTTTCAAATCAACAGCGTCAATTATACCACTTTTATTTTTCGTCCATTGTTTTTCATCGCAAAGAAAGTCCACGCAAGAACCAATATCATCCAGTCCCGATTTCCTAAGTATAGGTACAACTACTTTACTATCATTGCCTTGCAACCTGTTTTTTCGAGTGCGTAATTCACAAAACGTGCCTATCTGCCTTTGCTTGCCTCTTACTGTTTTTGCTACCTGTCCTACAACTTTGCTCCATATTTCAATACCCACGTAAAAGCCAGGAGCATTTCCACCACTACGTGTATCAGGTTGGTACATAGCACCTATACCCATTCGTTGTCTTGTTTGATGTATGGTGATGAGAATACTTTTCTTGTTGAATAATGGTGTTAGTAAAACTCGTATATTCTGAGAATTGAGTTTTGCTTTACCATCTGTCATTGTTCCAGTTATTTCTTTGTTTCTTTCCTTGGCTTGTTTTCGCTTATGGAATTTATTAACCTCTTGATTGGAAGTTAGTGAATCCATACTATCTAAGATGTAAATAAAAGGTTTATCATCATCAATAGCATCTTGAACATTAAAATAAAAATCTTCCATATAATATGATGAACCTTTTTTTGGGGGTTCAATTCGCCGTGTTAATTTTTTACCAAAGAAATGACCCTTGTCCATTAATGCACCGTGCTCTACATCATCATAGATAATTCTATGATTGTCGAAATTGGGATTGTTAGCTGCTTCAGCCAGAGCACTTAATGCTAACCATGTCTTGCCGCTTTTGCTCGTACCTGTTAATAGATAATAATGACCCATGAGATAGCCACGATTGGGATTGCCTGTTATGGCGAGATTCAGTAACGTGCTGCCGGTGGAAAGAAAATCTTTTGAGGTTGGTTTGTGTTCTTTTTTATGTTTGAGCTTTAGTTTTAGTTTTTTAGCTTTGTTTTTTTGTGTTTGGTTTTTTTTCATGTTATTACCTGAGTAAAACATATGGGGCTGGATTAATTCCGGATCCGTCCTAAATCCAGCCCCAAGGCACATAAACATTTTTTAGTGTGGCCAGAGTTAAATCTTTCAAAGGCACTTTGAACTGGTCATTGTCTTCATCTTCCACTGTTGCTTTCTTGCCTTTGATTGAGACGATTGTTCCTGTCATGTCGTCATCATCTTCATCTGTCCATGTTACCACAGAGCCAACTTCGATGTCATCGTCCGCTTTCTTTTTGTCTTTGCCTTTACCCTTGCTTTTGCCTTTGCCTTTAGGCTCTTCAGTAGCTTCTTTGATTTCCGCCACCACAGCATCGACCAGACCATCAAGGTCGTCCTCGAAATCGTCCAATTCAACATCCATGTCATTTACAATCACAAAACGCTTCAACTGCTTGTCACTCATTTCTCTTACTTTTTGCACGTCGTTTCTCCTAAATTTATTGTTGCTTTCACTGTCGGTGTCTGCATCATCAGTTTGCATAAACACCTTTTTTAATTGTTTGTATGTCGGGACTTTTATTAACGAGTCCAGACACAATACTTTGCCCTCCATGTTTTTGTATTCTTTTTTACGGGTTTGAAAACTTACACTAATTGGTTTGTACTGTTCTCTGTTGTTATATGTTGATTTATCAATTGTTATACGAAGTGACAAACCTCCTTTCTTGGATTTCCATTCTGAAAAATCTTGGTATTCATTATCACCTTCGTCACGGTCAGCAGACAGTTCAGCATCCAATATTTTACCAAACAGAAAGTGAGTTATGTCGAAGATTTGGACTTCAGCATTCTTGTCACGACCATCACAAACATTAAACAATTGTCTCTCTTGTAATCGAATTGACTTTATTAGTTCTTTGTTGTCTTGATAATCTTCAACCAGAGACAACATATGCTCACATATAGGACACGGCTTAGAACCACCAGTTGCTGCTCCATGCCATTTTAGAGTGCCGCCGGATTCCATCTGAGGACAAACATATTTTTGATTATCAGCACCAATACCCTTATGTACAAAAAAGGTACGTTCCCAGCACCACATTCCTTCATCGGCAAATGGATTGCCTTTACCTGCTCTGTATTTAAGAATATCCAACACGACAGGTTTGGCATTTTGAAATGCGAACATTTCCGTGCCTTGAGGTTTTTGAATGGTAGTCCTGTCGAATCCTTCCACTCGATTGTCAAGCCGTCTGTTTGTGCTATTGCCGCGACGGCTTGTTTTGTTTCTGTCCCTTCTGTTTTCCATGTTTAATTCCTTTTTTAATTATCCGTCATCATTAACACTACTATTATTATCGTCGTTATAATCTTGTTCATATTTTTTAGTAAAGGCTTTGGCACGGTGGTAGCCGGAAACGCCCCACCAAATTGTAAAATAAGTTAAGAACGGAATCACAAGAAAAAGTCCTGCAATTATTAATAATATATTTTTAAGAGTCATTACTCATACTCCTGTTTCTTTTCTTTTTTCTTTTTGTTGCCATATCATTTATCATGTCTTTATTGTCGTTACTTACTTTTGGTGATGCAAAATATTGACGTCCTTGCAACACAATTAAATTTTCAATAGCAGATTTACGATTCTCCAAAGCTTTGGCTGCTGCTTCCAGTAGGTTATTGTAATTCTCTGCTTTGTTCAGCAAAGATTCAACTCTCCAGATTTCTTTTTCAGCTTCCTTATGTGTTTTTTGTAACAATATTTTATTTGCCACACTGGATTCTGTGATTTTTTCCAATTTGAATTTTGCTGGCATTCTTCTTATTTGAGCATCTAATCTTGCATCTGTTCTTTTTAATTCGGCAGTAGCTACTTTCAATTCAGACTTCAAACCTCTAATTAACGCTTGTGTTTCTGCTTTTTCTTTCAAATAAGCAAATACAAGCCTTGGTTGGATGATAGATTCTTTGTCCAATTCAAACTGGTTTGGTTCAAGAATATCAAAATCCTCAAGGTCTAATGTAATGCCTGCTTGTATTTTTCGTTTTTTATTTTTCATAATC